AGGAGATAGAAAAACAGAAGTTGGTCTCAAAGGTACCATACAAGGTATGTCATTTGAGAAAGATCCAACAAATGGTGTAGGGGGTCCGGTAAAATACTTCTTTCATGAGGAAGCAGGGATTGCGCCTAAGATGGATAAGACATATGAATACATGCGCCCAGCCATGCGCTCAGGTATGGTTACTACAGGTATGTTCATTGCAGCAGGATCTGTGGGTGACTTGTCTCAGTGTAATCCTTTAAGAGATATGATCCTTAATCCCCTTTCTAAAGATATTTATGCTGTAGAAACTGATCTTATAGATAATAAAGGAACTATTGGCATGTCAGGTTTGTTTATTCCTGAGCAATGGTCTATGCCTCCATATATTGATGAATATGGTAATTCACTTGTAGAAGAAGCATTAATTGCTCTTGATAAACAGTTTGAACAGTGGAAAAAAGAAAATGCCCCTGAAGATTATCAGTTAAGAATTTCACAGCACCCAAGAAACATTCAGGAAGCTTTTGCACATAGAACAGTATCTATATTTCCTCCACACTTAGTTGCTGCACAATCTAGAAGAATAGAAGAGAAAGAATATGGTTATGAGTTTTTAGATATTTCTACTGATGAGAATGGTAAAGTTGCTGTAAGAAACACAGACAAACAACCTATTAAAGAATTCCCAATAAGTAAGAAAACAGAAGATAAAACTGGAGTATTAGTTGTTTGGGAAAGACCAATTGCAGATCCTACATTTGGACAGTATTATGCTTCTATTGACCCCGTCTCAGAGGGTAAGACTACAACATCAGAATCACTATGTTCTATTTATGTTATGAAAGCTCCTGTACAAGTAACTAAGGTAACTGGGGTAGAAACTGAAACATACATAGAACCGGATAAAATAGTAGCTGCTTGGTGTGGTAGATTTGATGATATTAATAAAACTCACCAGAGACTAGAGTTAATTATAGAATGGTATAATGCCTGGACAGTAATTGAGAACAACATCTCATTATTTATCCAGTACATGATATCAAAAAAGAAACAAAGATATCTAGTACCTAAGAGTCAGATCATGTTCTTAAAAGACTTGGGTGCCAATGCTAACGTATTCCAGGAGTATGGTTGGAAAAACACCGGTACATTATTTAAACAACACCTTTTGAGTTATGCTATTGAGTATACTAAAGAGGAGTTAGATGTAGAAACTAAACCTGATGGAACTATTGTAAGAACAAAATATGGAATAGAGCGCATTCCAGATCCCATGTTGCTTAAAGAAATGCAAGAGTATGCAGAAGGAGTCAACGTGGATAGGCTTGTATCATTTGCAGCACTTGTAGCTTTTATGAGAATTCAACAGGCTAACAGAGGTTATGCTAGAAGAACTATTATGGATGATGCAGCTAAAAACTTGCAAAAGTCAGAAAATTTGTTTAAATTAAATAGTAGTCCATTTAGACATATGGGTAAGTCATTTTATAGGAATGATCAAGGATTTAAAAGATCACCCTTTAAAAACATTAAATAACAGTTATGCAAGTATACAATGCATTAGATTTAAAAAAAGGAGCTAAGTCTAAACATAATAGGTTAGGTAGTATTACCCAACCCTTACAGTTTATATCCAATATAGATAAAGATGATGAATGGGCTGCCTGGAATCTTGACTGGTTAGAATGGAATGGCTTAAAGCAAATCCGTAGAAATGCCCGCAGGCTAATGAAAAACTATAAGCTTGCAAAAGGTATTATAGACAGAACAGACTATATAGTTGAGGAAGACAATGAGATGAGAGAAATTGTTGAGGTATTAACTAAAGAAGATGCCTCAGCATTAGAGTTAAAGTTCTATCCAATTATCCCAAATGTTATTAATGTTCTTGTAGCTGAATTTGCTAAAAGATCCACTAAACTTACCTATAGAGCTGTAGATGACTTCTCATATAATGAGATGATGGAGCAGAAACGCAAGATGGTAGAGGATACCTTAATGGCAGATGCTCAGACAAAAATTATGGCTGCTTTAATGGAGCAAGGTCTTGATCCTAATTCAGAAGAAGCTAATAAACAACTACAACCAGAAACTTTAAAATCATTACCAGAGATTGAGTCATTCTTTCAGAAAGACTATAGATCTATGGTAGAGCAATGGGCTTCTCACCAACATCAAGTAGATGTTGAAAGATTTAGAATGGATGAGTTAGAAGAAAGAGCTTTCAGAGACTCATTAATTACAGATAGAGAATTCTGGCATTTCCGCATGATGGAAGATGACTATGATGTAGAACTCTGGAATCCACCATTAACTTTCTACCACAAATCTCCAGATGCAAGATATATTTCTCAAGGTAACTGGGTAGGTAAAGTTGACATGCTTACCGTATCTGATGTTATTGATAAGTATGGTTATATCATGACGCAAGAACAGTTGGAAGCACTTGAGGCAGTTTATCCAATTAGATCTGCAGGTTATACTATTGGGGGTATGCAGAATGATGGTTCATTCTATGATGCAACTAAGACTCATGACTGGAACGTAAGTATGCCATCATTAGCCTACAGACAATACACAAGTATGCGCGCAGGATCTGTATATGATGGTGGTGATATTATCAACCAAATCCTTGCAGAAGGAGAAGATTACTTTGACCAAGGTACTGCATTTTTACTCCGTTGTACTACAGCATATTGGAAGTCTCAGCGTAAGGTAGGACACCTTACTAAAATTAATGAGATAGGTGAAGTAGAAACAGAAATTGTAACTGAAGATTATAAGATCACAGATAAGGCTATCTATGATACCAGATTGTTTAAGAATAAGACTAAAGAAAACTTAGTATATGGAGAACATATTGACTGGATCTGGATCAATGAAGTTTGGGGTGGTGTAAAAATTGGACCAAATATTCCTTCATTCTGGGGTATGAATAACCCTGGTGGATTCTCTCCTATCTATATTGGTGTTGAAAGAAATCATGTTGGACCTCTCAAGTTCCAATTCAAAGGAGATAGCTCACTATATGGTTGTAAGCTTCCTGTAGAAGGAGCCGTATTCTCAGATAGAAATACTAAGTCAACAGCATTGCTTGACTTAATGAAACCATACCAGATTGGATACAACATTGTAAACAACCAGATTGCAGATATCTTAGTAGATGAACTCGGTACTGTAATCATGCTAGATCAGAACTCTTTACCTAGACACTCATTAGGAGAAGACTGGGGTAAGGGTAACTTGTCTAAGGCATACGTAGCAATGAAGAACTTCCAGATGTTACCTTTGGATACTTCTATTACAAACACTGAGAATGCATTAAACTTTAACCATTTCCAAAAGTTAGATCTATCTCAGACAGAAAGATTGATGTCTAGGGTTAATTTAGCTAACCACTTTAAGCAACAAGCATATGAAGTAATTGGCGTTAACCCACAAAGAATGGGACAACAATTATCTCAGATGACTGCTACAGGGGTAGAACAAGCCGCTGCTGCATCTTATGCACAGACAGAGATGTTCTTTATCCAGCACTGTGATTACTTGATGCCTAGGGTACACCAAATGCGTACTGACTTAGCACAGTATTATCACTCTACTAAACCATCTGCAAGATTAACATATCTTACAGGAGCAGATGAAAAAGTAAACTTTGAGATTAATGGTACGGACTTATTGTTACGTGACCTTAACATATTTGCCACCACTACAGCAAACCATAGAGCGGTTCTTGAACAACTTAAACAAATGGCTATGCAAAACAATACTACAGGAGCCTCTATCTATGATCTTGGTAAAATTGTTCAGTCTGACTCTGTTGCACAACTCAATACAGTTCTTAAAGAATCTGAAGCAAAACAAAAGCAACAGAAAGATCAAGAAATGCAGCAACAACAACAAATGCAAGAACAACAACTTGCTGCACAGAAAGAGCAAACACAAATGACAATTGATGCTCAGAATCTTAGAGATGAGAAGAATAGACAAAGAGATATTCTTGTTGCAGAGATTAGAGCTGCTGGTATGGGATCAATGGTGGATATCAATGAGAACAAACAATCTGACTATGTGGATGCCATGAAAGAGCTTAGAGCTACTGATGAATTCCAAGCTCAAACAAATCTACAAAGGGAAAAGGAGACAAACCGTATGAATGCTGATGCTCAAAAGAATCAGATTGAAAGGGAAAAAATAGCTGCTCAGAAAGAGATTGCTAACAAACAACTCCAAATTGCCCAGGAAAACAAGAACAGATTTGATGGTAATAAACAAAATAAAGGAGAGAAAAAATAGTATTAGCTATATAATGTCGAAAAAAATTAGTGCTGATAATAAATTTCTCAAGTTTAATTTGTATATTATATTATAAACAAAACCAACAAAGATGACAGACCCAACAAAAAATCCTGAGGAAGCTCAGGTACTAGACTCTACAACGGTAGGTCAAGTAGATGTAAATATTGATGAGCTCTTTGGAATGCCAGGTGCAGATAGTGTAATGCTACCTGAAGATGGTAAAACTGAAGAAAAACCAAAGTCCGTGTTTTCTAAAGAAAATATAGACACTACGTTCCTTGACAATACTGTTAGAACAGCTGAAGAAAAAGCTGATGCTGCTGAAAAGAAAGCTGATGTTGAAGAAGCAATTGCTGAGCTTGATGGTCTAATTAGCCAAGAAGAAGAGACTGGAAACAAAGGAAGACCAAAAGTAGATAAGTCCGGTCTTTCTGAATTAGCTCTTAAAATGATTGAGGAAGGTACACTTATTCCTTTTGATGATGATAAACCATTAGAAGAATATACTACTAAAGACTTCCGTGAGTTATTTGAAGCTAATTTCCAAGAGAGAGAAAACAAGGTAAGAGAGAATACTCCAAAAGAATTCTTTCAAGCATTACCAGAAGAACTTCAGATTGCAGCTAAATATGTAGCTGATGGTGGACAAGATCTTAAAGGTCTATTTAGAACTCTTGCACAAGTAGAAGAGGTATTTGAATTGGATCCAGATGTTGAGCAACATCAAGAAGAAATTGCAAGACAATATCTTTATGCTACAAGCTTTGGTACTCCAGAAGAGATTGAAGATGAGATCCAAGATTGGAAAGACATTGATAAGCTTGGTCAAAAAGCTAAACAATTTAAACCAAAATTGGATAGAATGCATGAAGAAGTTGTTGCACAAAAACTTGCAGAGCAAGAATATAAAAAACAACAACAGGCACATCAAGCTAAAGCTTACCAAGATAACGTGTATAGCACACTTAGTACAGGTGAATTAGGTGGTGTTAAACTTGATAGAAAAGTTCAAGGTATGTTATACTCTGGATTGGTACAACCAAACTACCCTTCTATCTCAGGAAAACAAACCAACTTACTTGGTCACTTGCTTGAGAAGTATCAGTTTGTTGAGCCAAGACATGACTTGATTGCTGAAGCTCTTTGGTTACTTGCAGATCCAGATGGATATAAAGCAAAAGTAAAAGATCAAGGTGCAAAAGCAACAGTTGAAAAAACAGTAAGAACATTGAAAACAGAAGAGGCTAGAAAACTTTCTAGTTCTTCTACTAATACCGGTGATGATGATGCTAGAAGACCAGCAGCAAAATCACAACAAAGAACCATCTCTAGACCAAACAATTTGTTCAAGAGATTTTAACTAGTAACAATTTAAAATAAATAAATACAAATGGCAACTCCAGTTTTAAACAATGGTATATTCCTCAGGGATACCGCTTACAACGCAAGTTCCCATGTGTATTCTTACCACTTGGTGAACATGCTGAAAGATGCTGAACCAATGGATCTTGGTCCAGTGGATCTATGGGCTATGGCTCAAAAGGTAGAAATGCCTCTTTATCAAATGTCTTCATTTGGTGGGAAAAATGTAATCATGGTGGATAATGCTCGTGGAGAGTACAAGTGGCAAACTCCGGTTTCTACTGACCTCCCATACATCATTGAGGACATTGAACCAGACAATGAGTTCAAAGGTATTGAAGGTACTACTTTCCGTATTAAATTAAGCCGCAGAGAATTTGGACATGGTGATATCATCACTTATGACAAATACAACGGTGTTGAGATGTACATCACATCTGAAGATATTCTTCCTATTGGTGATGGTTTTATCTACACTGTACAGTTGGTAAACAATGACAACTTTAAGTACATTGACAACAAGTATTTGGCTAATGGTACCAAAGTATTCCGTAAAGGTTCTGCAAGAGGTGAGTATGGTGAAAGATTCTCTGACATCACTACAAGAACTGGTTTCCGTGAATTCTACAACTTTGTAGGTGGTGCTGAAGCTCACGTTCACTACTCTATCTCTAGCCGTGCTGACTTGATGATCAAAGGTGGTATGAATGCAGATGGTACAGTTCCTGTAACTGAGATCTGGAGAAACTTTGGTGCTACTGATGATCCATCTATCACTTCTTTGGAAGACATGGTGAAGGTTATGGGTAAAGACAAAGTGAAAAAAGCATTTGATAATGGTGACTTGTCAAGAACATTCTTGACCACTATGGAAGCTGCTCACTTGTCTAAAATTGCAACTGACATTGAAACTTACCTCATGTGGGGTCAAGGTGGTAGAGTACGTCAGGATGGTCCAGATGATCTTAGATTGTCAGTGGGTCTTTGGAAGCAGTTGGATAACTCTTTCAAAAGAATCTACAACAAGAATAACTTCACACTTGACTTGTTCCGTTCTGAGATCTACAACTTCTTCAATGGTAAAGTTGAATTCCAAGGTCCAGATCCAAAACGTAGCCTAGTTGTACAAACTGGTATGGGTGGTATGCGCATGGTAAATGAGGCAATTAAGAAAGAAGCAGTATCTTCTGGTCTTCTTATCCAAGCTGCTGATATCGGTGCAATCACTGGTAAAGGTATGGACTTGAACTTTGGTTTTGCTTACACTTCTTATGTTATCCCATTCTTGGCTAACGTTAAGTTTGTGTTGAACCCAGCATTTGACAATGTTCATACAAATGATATTGAGAACCCAATCATTGATGGTTTCCCATTATCTTCTT